ATTGGTATGATAAAAAAGTATTTGAATTAATACAAGGAGAATATTCAATTACAGAACTATCAAACAAAACAAATATAACGTATCATTCACTTTACAATACTTATAGAAAAACAAAACAAAAGTTAAGAGATAAAATAATAGAGAAATGAGTAGAACAATAAGAAAACCATATACTGGAGCTAAAGCGATAGATAAGTCTTGCAGAGGTAAACGCGGAACTTGTCCAACTTGTAGTGAAAATAGACAATATAAAAACACTAAACGAGAAGTAAAAACTGAACTTAAATAATGAAACTTGGAGATTTAATAGAACGAATTACATATTATACTGGTATCAAATGGTTAGTTAAAAAAGTATTTGGTAATAATTGTGGATGTGATGAAAGACAAAACAACTTAAACGATATTGAATTATGGTAGAAGAAAAACAAATTGCAAGAAAAAGAGTAGCAAAATTTATATTATTAAGTTTTTTATTTTTAATTGTATTGGTTATGTTTTTAACGCTTTCTTTAGGTTTTTTTATTAAAATAATTTTAACTATTTTATCTGTTATTTTTATTTCTTTTGTTGGTGTGTTAATATCTAGGTGTATTAGTATTTTAATAGAATAAACAATGACAGAAGACAAAATAATCTAAACGATATAGAATTATGGTAAAAGATAAGTCAACAGAAGACAAGGCATCAGAAAACAAGGCAGCAGAACATTATGCACATAATAATTTTTGTATGCACAAAACAAACAGTTACAAAGAACTAATAAAATGTTTTTTAGCTGGTTTAGAATGGTGTAAAAAAAATAAGTAATGGTAGAAGATAAATTAATATGGAACGGAATTAAAGAAAGAATTACTTCTAAAATGAGTAATGAAGACTTTAAAACAATGTGTAGATTACATTCAAAGTATTTCAATCATAAGTACCAAGAAATTTGCACTTGCAATAAGAATAGATTAAGACAATGGATTCAAGAATTAACTGATAAATTAATATAAAAGCAAAAGAAAAAGCAAATAATTATGAGTATAAATGAATTACCAAACGTTAAAGACCATTGGGTAAAAGATGGTTATTTAACCATAAAATTAAAAACAGAAGACTACATTAGATTAAACTTCAATGATGTAGAAGCACTTAAAAATCAATTTGAACAAATAAATAAATTATGACACCAAAAGAAAAAGCAAAAGAGTTAGTAGATAAGTTTTATAAAATTTCAATAGATAATAAATTTAATACTATTGGTAAAGCACATAATAAAATAGTAGTAAAAGAATGTGCTTTAATTTGTGTAGATGAGATAATAGAAGCATTAGAACACCACACGTGGCAAAATAAAGATTGGATAAGATACTACAAAGAAGTTAAAGAAAAAATAAATAAATTATGAAGCAAAAGAAACACACAGTAAATGAAAGAATAGCATTATTAGAAAAGATGTGCTATAAATTAGCATTAGAAGTTCAAGCAATTGTTACTGCTATTAATATGACAGTTGAAAAAGATAAATAAATATGAAATTAAAAGATAAGACATTAGAAAGAATTATTGAAAATGAAAATACTATTACTAAATTAGAATCTATTTGTAATAGTATGATACAAGAATTAGGTGGTTGTGAACATCATATTTTAAATTCAAGTGACGCCAGAAAGTATGGTGTTGAACTTGGTAGTTTAATATGTTGTTTATTGGGATGCTATGGTAAAATAAAAGATAAAGAAGAAACCGAATAAAATACTTTGTTTTTGTTATTATATAATTAATAGTTAATTTATATTAATATGGATAAGAGAAAAGAAAACGGTGGACATTCAACCAAAGCAAAAGGAGATAAAATAGACAAGCGAAAGAATGAATATAGAAACGCATTAAAAGAAGCTGCAACAAAACAAGATGTTATTGATGTAATTAGTATGATAAAAACTAAAGCAATCAAAGACAAAGATGTACAAGCTGGTAAATTGTTTTTAGAATATTATATTGGTAAACCTAAAGATGAAGTTGATATTACAACAAATGGAGAAATGTTAAATATACCAGTTATTCACTTTAAGAAATCAGAATAGATTGCAAAAAGATATAATCATAAATGAGAAGTTTTTACCATTAAGAGAATCAGATGCAAGATATTATATTGTTACTGGTGGTAGAGGTTCTTCAAAATCTTTTAGTACTACTTTAATAGAGGCAACCAATACACTTCAACAAGGGTATAATTGCCTTTATACTCGTTATACAATGACATCTGCTGAATTGTCAATCATACCAGAATTTAAAGAAAAAATAGAAATACTTAATTTAGATAATGTATTTGATATTAACAGAAAAGAAATAACAAATACAATTACAGATAGTAGAATTATTTTTAGAGGTATTAAAACATCTGCTGGTAATCAAACTGCAAATTTAAAATCATTACAAGGTATATCTACTTGGGTACTTGATGAAGCAGAAGAAATGGTTGATGAAAATGAATTTGATACTATTGATTTATCTATTCGTTCAAACACACAACAAAACAGAATTATACTTATACTGAATCCAACAACAAAAGAACATTGGATATATAAACGCTTCTTTGAAACTAAAGGTGTTAAGGAGGGTTTTAATGGAGTTGTAGGTGATACTTGCTATATTCATACAACGTATTTAGATAACCGCTCAAACTTGCCAGAATCATTCTTAAAGAATATTGATAATATAAGGTTAACAAATCCGAATAAATATAGGCACAAAATACTTGGTGGTTGGTTAGATAAAGCAGAGGGTGTTGTATTTACTAACTGGAGTTTTGGTATATTCAATCCAGATGGTTTGCAAACTTCTTGCGGAATGGACTTTGGATTTAGTGTTGACCCAGACACGCTTACTGAAGTTGCTATTGATAAATCTAAAAGAAAGATATACGTTAAAGAACACTTATATAGAAATGGTTTAGGAACAACAGAATTAGCAGAAATCATTTTAAATAGAGTAGGCAAAAAACTAATCATTGCAGATAGTGCTGAACCTCGTTTAATATCAGATTTGAAGTTTAAAGGTGTTAATATTCAAAAGGTAAAAAAAGGAACTATTGAAAGCGGTATTACTACTATGCAAGATTTTGAAATAATAGTTGAACCAAACTCAAGTAACATTGCAAAGGAATTAAACAACTATGTTTATTTAGATAAAGGCTCAAAATTATATTTAGACGATTGGAATCACGCAATAGATGGAATCAGATACAATGTTATTTATAATTTAGACAACCCAAATAAGGGAAGCTATAATATAAGATAATGAATAACGAAACAATGATAGCAATAGTTGAATGCTATATACATCATAGAACAGATAAAAAGGTAAGGATTAGAAAACCAATAACACACAATGAATTCTTCTTACTTACAAAGGCTTATGAAAATTGTAAGGACTTTTTCATAAAACATTAACAAAAAACTATTATATATATATGAAGATTGAAATAAACGTACCTACATCAATAAATGAAATAACATTAGGACAGTATCAAAAGTATTTAAAGATAGCTGAAAACAATCCAGATGGTAATTTCTTGGATGCTAAAATGATTGAAATCTTTTGTGGTATTCCTTTATCTGAAAGCTATAAATTAAAGATGAGTAGCGTTGTTGCAATACTTGATATACTAAATGAATTGCTTAACCAAACACCTCATCATATAGAGCGTTTTAAAATGAATGATGTTGAATATGGATTTGCACCAGATTTAGATGAATTAAGTTTAGGAGAATATATTGATTTAGATAACAATGTTTCAAGCTGGGATAATATGCACGTTGCAATGAATGTATTATACAGACCAATCAAAATAAGTAAGGTTGGTAAATATAACATTGAAGAATATAAAGTAGCTAATCCAGAAGCAATGAAAGATATGCCTTTAGGAGCAGCAATTGGTTCAGTTTTTTTTTTGTACAATTTAGGAATGGAGTTGTCGAAGCATACGATTCTTTATTCCAACAATCAAACGGAGATGGAGGCTATTCAAA